CATACCGCCAAGAAATGGTTTGTTATGAGAGGTTTGGAATTGCCCACTCTTGATACCCTCGCAAAAATGGCGGGGGATTTAAGAGTATTCTATTCAGACAAAGAAAAGATCATAGCGGCTCAAGCAGTATTAGATAGATGTGTAGAAGCCTTAATGGAACAAACCTTGGATAGCGATGCTCTTAATAAACTAGCAAATGCTGTGCATAAGGCTATTCAGACTATCAATCTTATTGAAGGTAAATCAACTATCATTAATGAGAATAGATCTAAGGATGGAACAGATCTTGCTATTGTGGATCTATTGAATGAAGCAAAGGCAAGGAATGAATTGATAAAAGAGAAGATAAGGTTTGGAGATATAGAGGTTTGAAAGGTTTAAAGGTTTGGGGGGTACCCGCTAGGAAGGTTTTTTTCTTTTTGCAAATTTCGCTGTCTGAAAAAAATATTCCCCATAAAATGAAATCTGAGGTGTACTTTTAATGAAACCAGAATACATCACAGCCATCGGAGGTATCATATTGGGAATTACAGGAGGTTTCTTCGGAATCATGAGATATATGATCAAAACCTTGGCAGAACTTAAACCGAATTCTGGAACCAGTATTAAAGATAAAGTTGAGATTAATAGCGAAAGATTATTGAGAGTAGAACAAAGGGTAGATGAAATCTATCAAATTCTAGCAACGAAAACAAGGAGAAAATAATTAAAGCAACTGATATTTTGGAATCAGTACCACTTGAACTCTTAACATTTTCAGAGGGGCGTAGAGAACTTACAAAATACGATCCAATGCTATTTGCTTTGGTTTATTTACCTCATCACCTAAAAAACCCTCAAGGGGAAATAACATTATCAGAATTCCATATTGATTTGGCTGAATATGGAAAGAAGTGGATAGATATCCCATCCAAACCAAAACAGTATCGTGATGCATTTATTGCCCCTAGAGAGTGTGGCAAATCTACTTGGATATTCCTTATTCTGCCTATGTGGGCTGCTGCTCATGGACATGTCAAGTTTATTGCCGCCTTTTCTGATGCCGCTTCTCAAGCCGAAACTCATCTTATGACATTTAAAAACGAATTGGAGTCAAATGAGTATTTACAAATGGATTATCCAGAATTTTGCAAACCTAAAATTGTGGCTTCGTCAGGTCGTGCCATGGCATCTAATTCTTGGCGTATTATTCAAAGCAACGATTTTATATTTGATGCTAATGGTATTGATACCAACTCTTTGGGAAAAAAAGTTTTTGGACAACGTCCAGACCTTATTATTCTAGATGATATTGAAAAAGGTGAAAAGAACTATTCCGAATATCAGGCAGGGCAACAAAAAAATACAGTCTTTGATGATATTGCTCCTATGAATATTTTTGCAAGAATGATTTTTGTTGGAACAACCACAATGCCTAACTCTGTAATAGATCAGTTCAGAAAATATAGCGAAGGACACACTGGTCCTGAACTAGAATGGATTAAAGACCAGAATGTTAGTGTTCACTACTATCCAGCCATTATGCCTAATGATGATGCATCAGAGAGGTCTGTATGGCCTGAGAAGTGGTCATTAGAATGGCTTCAAAGCCAAAGACACCTTCGTGATTTTGCTAAAAACTATATGAATCGCCCAATCAATACAGATGGAACATTCTGGACTAATGAAGATATTATTATTGAAGAGGTTGAAGAATATGGAAACACTATCATTTCTATTGACCCAGCAGTAACAAAAAACAAAATCTCTGACTATACAGGGATTGCAGTGCTTTCCAGAGGGGTAGACTCTTTGGGTAAAGAAAATATATACGTAAGATATGCAGAACAAGTTAAAATGTCTCCATCTGAGTTAGCAGACAAGGTATACTCTATAGTAGAAAACTATGGAGTTGGTGTGCTTTATGTTGAAGTTAACCAGGGTGGAGATTTGTGGAAGGATGTATTTAAGAATGTCCCCGCAAAATATAGATCAAAAAATCAAAGTTTATCCAAGCAGATTCGTGCAGGCAAGGCTTTGAATTTTTATCAACAAGGAAAGATTAGACATACACAACATTTTCCAATTTTGGAAGAACAAATGTGGTCATTTCCTAAAATAGCACACGAAGACGTACTTGATGCTGTTGTTTCTGGTGTTTTGTACTTTTTAGACAATAAAGCACCAAAGATAGAAGCAAGACAAGTAAATTACTTAAGGAGACAACATGTCTGATATTAAAAAGGCTATCGACACAATCGTAGATAGAAGAAATACTTATCTAGCCGCTGAGTCATATTATGAAGGAACAAATGCTGAAATTTTTCCTAATACTCGTTGGTTTAGATTACTTAGCAATACTATAAACAATTTTAGATTCAATTTTGCAAGAACAGTTGTAGATTCAGTTCTTAATCGTTTAGAAATTGCAAATATTACAGCAAATACTGAAGAAGCAAATAAAAAAATAAATGATATTTGGCAAATGAATGATTTGCAAATTGATGCTGATGAGATTCATCGTCGTGCACTTGCATACGGAGATTGTTATGCAATTGTTTGGACAGATGTGACTGGTAATGTTACTGTTGATTACAATTCACCTTTAACAACAGTTATGATTTATGATGATGAGAATCCACGTATAAAAAGATTAGCCGCAAAATTATGGCAGTCTGAAGATCCAACTGATCATACAAAGAAAACCTCTCATTTAAATATGTATTATCCAGATCGTATTGAAAAATATACAATGCCTGGAGAGGTTGTAAATATTGTATCTGCAAATGGATTTATTTTAAGTTCGGTTATTGAAAATCCTTGGGGAGAAATTCCAGTATTTCATTTCCGCACATCAAAACAATATGGACGACCAGAACACGCAGATGCTTACGGTCCGCAAGATGCAATTAATAAATTAGTTGTTACACATATGACAACAGTTGATTACCAAGGTGCGCCACAACGATATGCACTTTCTAACGGAGGAAACTCTGCAGAATTTGAAGATTTTGAAGATGGAGCAACCGTAGAAGAAAATATGGGACGTTTAAAAAATGGACCAGGAGAACTTTGGTATCTAAAGGGTGTAGATAAGGTCGGAGAATTTTCTCCAGCAGATTACAAAGTCTTTACAGAACCAGTAAAAGATTTTGTTCGTGCAATGGCATCTATTACATGTACCCCGCTGCATTATTTTGAAAAAACTGGAAGTATTCCTTCTGGCGAATCATTAAGAACTGCAGAAGCACCATTAATTGCAAAAGTAAAAGATCGTCAAATTACTTTTGGATCTACATGGGCTGATATGTTTAGATTTATTCTAAAAATGGATAATTCTACTGAACCAAACGTTCAAGTCAAATGGAAAGACATTGAAAGTATGGACAGTTTAGATAATTGGGAAGTTGCAGTCAAGAAGAAAGTTGTTGGTGTTTCTCTTGAGCAAATCCTGGTTGAAATGGGTTATGACTTAGACGTAGCAAAAGAAATTGCAGCAACAGAAGAGTCGTTAACTGATTTATCACAAAATATAAATACAAATAATGTACTAATGGAAACGACAGGTGGAGAAATTGGAAACTGAAAACACACAAACACAAGAAACTACAGAAACAAATGAAGTAGTAATTGATGATGCAAAAGCCGTATTAGCAGCCTTAGATCGTGCAAAACAGGATGCTAAAAGGTTTAGAGAAGAAAAAGAAAAGTTGGAAATTGATCTAAATAGCAAAGATTTAAAAATTGCTGAATTTAGTGGAAAACTTTTGGATGAAAAAATAATGCAAAAATTATCTGCTGAAGGAATAAAAGAACCTCGTAGGGTTTTAAAATTTTTAAATATGACAACACTACAATTTGATGAAAATCTAGAGGTTGTTGGGTTTGAAGATCAATTTAATCAATTAAAAGAAGACTTACCAGAATTATTTGATGCCAAAGTTCGTGTTGGTGGTCAAGCAGATACTGCCGTAAGCACAACTGTAAATACAAGGATTTCTGCTACAGAAATGCAAGCCAGAAAGATTCTTGGAAGGATATAATACTGATATAATAGGACAAGTTAGGGAAATGGACGTTTCTACTAATATTTTTCTATGAATTAGACGATTCATAATTATATTTATAAAATAAATTATCTTAAGGAGATAAAAAATGACAATTAGTCGTGTTGATTTAACAGAGGCTAACGGATACATTCTAGAAGAGCAAGGATCTGCAGTAATTCAAGATCTTATTGCTAATTCTGCTGTAGAGCGTTATGCCCGTCGTGAAGCAATGGCTTCCCGCACAAAGTCAGTACCTCGTTTTGTTGGAGATGCACCAGTAGTGGTAGCAGAAGGCGCAGAAATTCCTGCATCAAGCCCAACTCTAGACGAAATCGTATTGACAGCAAGAAAGTATGCACAATTAATGCATATTTCAGAAGAAGATGTAAACGATTCACTCGTTGACACACTTTCAGTTTACAAGCGTGAATGGGCTTCCCGTTTTGCTCGTAAATTTGACAATGCATGCCTTGGCGTAACAGCAGCAGGCGATGGAGATGATGGTCAGCCATATACATCTCTATATCGTGCAGTTGCAACAAGCCCAAGCGCACCAGTTTCACAAATTATTCAAACAGGCGGAGCAATGTCATATGAAGACATTAACAATGCACTTGGTTTTGTTGAAAACTCAAAGAAGTTTGATGCAGCCAACACAGTATGGATGGCTCACCCTAAAATGCTTAAAGAAATCCGTGGAATGATCAAAGGAAACAATGATCTAGTTCTACCAGATCCATTAGCAGGAACACCAGGATCTCTATTTGGATATCCATTGGTA